CGTCATAATGTTGACCTAACATATTAACAAATGTACTTAATTGCACTCCAGATTCATCTAATAACATAAATTTAGGTACAGCTTGTAATATTTTATTATTATTTCTTAAATCATATAATTCTGCTTTTTCATGTAGGTCATTGTACCATTGTTCAAATATACTACTAGTAACAGAATATTGTTGATAAGGTCTAGTAGAATTTTGCTTTGGTATAGGAGTTATATAACTTCCGGTGACTTCCGCTACAGTTGGATTTGTTAATGGTATTTCATTATTAAATAATCCAGAAGATGATTCATGAAATAAAAACTTTTCAAAATCATCAAGTCCACTTATTAGATTAGTATATAATGTCTTATTTTCAATTGCATTATTAACTGCTGCAGGTCCTGATATTTGTGAAATTGACTCTGATTGTTGTAAATAATGCTCTAATAGTTCCAACTTATATTTAAAATTATCTAATCTTTCAGTAGCTGAACTATAAAATATAAAGTTATTAAAATCTGTATAATCAATATTAATTTTTATTCCGCCAAGGCTTCCTGAAAAATAATTATCAATTATTTGTTGTGATGTTTGTAACGAAGATCCTAATAATTCATTCCATGTTTTAAATGAAGTTTCATTAGATGTTTCTTGTTCTGCAGAAGCATACCAATTGGTTCCTTGCATTATATTGAACTTAGTAGGAATAACTTTTTCAGTAATTTGAATATTATCTACATATGGATTCTTTTTCTCTCTAACAATCCATAATTTTAAGTTCTTTTTATATGATTTATCAATAGGTTTATATAACTTAACAAATAAATACTTTCCAACTACTACACTGTTAACATATTTTATAGTTTTATTTCTAGAAAAATTTAATAAATAACAATTATATGGATCATTAGTTAATGATGTTTGTTGAACATTATTAATGTAATTGTTAATAGATAATAAAAATGCTGGGTTTCGTTCGTTAATTGCTTTTAAACGTAACTCCGTACGATCGGGAGATATTTCGTCTATTGCTAAATGTTGATTATTATAACTTCCTATTATATTTTCAAAGAAGTTAACAACTATTTTAAAATTTCCACTAGTTAATTTTAATTTTAATAATTCTTGTTCAATATTAAATGATACTGGAGATGTTAATTGTATTTCATTTCCATCTTTATCATATATAGGATCTGAATAATTAGTTAAATCAATTTTTTGGCATCCTGTTATCCATTGACCTCCAGAATAAACATGTAATTCATTCGAAGAGTTTTCATTAGTTAATTCTATTGATTGATATTGATATCTAGTTTTTTGAAATACTCCTAGATCTTCTGGTAAGAATCTTTTGGCTTCAATTGCTTTCTTAGCACTATTAATTTGTTCTATATTTGAATACTGTTTTAACATTATTAACCTTTATAGATATCAGCTCCCCATGTAGAATCTGCAAATGATCCCAATTGATAAGGTCGAACTTTCTTGTCTCCTTGTATTGTTGCATTAAAATCTCCATCTCCAGAAGATTCGCTATGATTTATACCATCACCAAAATCAGGTATATAATAAAATTGATTTCTTATAGAAGAGTCAGATTCCAATTTAGCTAGAATCTTTGGCTGTAAAACAGATGGTTGTTTCGAGTAAAAGTCTTTTAAATTTCCTAGTAAATTACTTCCTCCATTCTTATTAATATAAATCTCCCAAAATTTACCGGCCTTATTTGTAGCAGCTGCTGCAGCAGGAGCTGAATTGTAAACAGTTAATGCAAATTGACGAAGTCCTTCTGCCCAACTTCTTTTATCTAGATTTGATACATTATCCCATGGAGTATTTAATGTCATTCTAGTACCAAAAGAACCTCTATTAGTTGCTTTTGTGAATTTAGATGCGCCACTATAAAATGCTTTAAAATTTATAGTTGGTGTTCCTGCATTAAAGTTCCCGGGTTGTTTACGTTTATCAAATACATCATATGATCCTTTTGTTTTTATTGGCTTTGGTGTTCCTATCTGAGCTTTTAATGATTCATTCAGTTTAGCATTTCTTCCGCCAGAGACTCTTTCTATTACTTCAAATCCTTCTAATACTGCTTTATAAAATGTTGGTATATCATTTTTCGAAGACCAGATTAAATATTTTAAATCTCTAGCATCTGGAAAAGCAGCAATTAATTGTGTATTTACTTGTGTACGAAAAGATGCATATCTTAATCGCTGTGCTCCATTTAATACAGCTTGTTTAGCTTTTAAAGTTTTTGCAATACCAGCTTTAACATTTTGATTTTTAGCTTTAATCTTAGCATATTCATTTTTTCTTGCTTTAATTTCCGGAGCTGCATCTAATCTAGCAGTTATACTTTCATTATATTTTGAATTTTTCTCTCGTTCCGCTTTAGTTGTCCAAAATCTATCAGACTCCGGATTAGTTCGTTGTTTTCCATAGAATTTTTTACGCTTATTAGGATCTGCAAATTGAACGCCTGGATCATCTATTAATTCAATCAACCAATATGAAGTTGGTCGTTTAAAGAAAATATTATGTTGTCCAGCTACTTGGGGCTTCCAAATATCATAGTTTTCAGCTTCTTCGATATCTACTATATATTCTAAACGCATTTTTGGTCTATAAGTTGCATGCTTTGTTCTCATAACTCCTTTACCAGCATCTCCTTTAACTTGAGCTCCATAATAATCCCATTGCATAATAGCAACTGGAGGATTCCATTGGTCATATATTGGAAAACCTGTTGGTCCTAATACTTTAATACTTCGTTGTTGAGTTGTCATTGTTCTTACAAGTCGAAGTTGTACTTCACAATTTAGAAACGTAGATTGGCCATTCGGGAACATGTTTTGTTTGCCTTTATCTTTATTCATATCAAACGGCCTAATACCTGTAGCATCTGCTTGTAAATCTAATACAACAGTAAATTTAATTGTTTTTTTACCTTCTTGGCATAATTTTTTAATATCTGGAGTTATAATAAATCCTATATCATTATCTCCTAGTTTATTTCCGTCAATAGTTTGTTTAAATGGTATATCAGTAAATCCATAATAAGATCCGCCATTCCAAACCGGTTCTCCTTCTACATCTGCATATATATTAGGAATTCTTCTCAAATATTCCCATTGACTAGTTTTAATTCTATCTTCGTCACCGGGTACCATAGCTGCTTGTCTCTCTGGTACACGATGCATTCCAGATACTGGATCAAATCCTGCTTGATCTATATCGAAGTCTAAATCAAAGTCTTCGAATTCAAATTCATTAACAGTAGTTGATGGAGGAAACTTATAATAACTAAATGCAGTATCAATATTTTTAACTACAGATTTATTCGTATAGTTTTTTTGCATTTGTTCTATAATTATATTTTTGTTATTTGTAATCAAACTTATTCTTTCCTATTAACATTTAATGGTATAGATACATGTCCTGATTTAGGAGCTTTAATTGTGTCTACTATAACTGGTTTTTCTCCATTAACAGATATTGAGTCTACAATTTCTTCGCCAATTTTAATTATTGCATTACCGTTATTATCACGAGCTGTAACTGATTCTAAATTAGTTTTAAAAAACATTCCTTTTGAATCATAATCTCTATATAATTTCATTTGTTCTTGTGTCGGAGCAGGTCCTGGATCTACAATAGGTCTTTGCGGTAATAATTCTGGTTCTTTTTCTTCTCTTACCTTTTTAGCTTTAGCCGGAGGATTATATGCAAGTCTAACGTCAGTAAATGTTTTATCGAAACTATCAACAGTTTTGTCAAATCCAGATAATCTTTTATTTTTAGCATCTATATCAGCTGCAATTCTTGCTGTTTTTTTAGCTTGTTCTATGGAAACAGCAGCGGCCTTTTTAGCTGCAGCTATATTAGCTTCTTTTCTAGCTTTTCTTTTTTTATTACCCATAATAGCTATATCCGTTTCTGTATTGCATTGAAACCACTTTCTGCTTTATGAAATCCATAATCAATTAGTCGTTTTGTAAAACTTTGATTGTTTCCCCACCAAAATATCCAATTAGCTCCTTGATTCTTACAAATCTGTTCTGCTGATTCAATTAATAAATTCATTGCTTCTTTTCTAACTTCTTTTCTACATTCTTTGCTACTAAGAGGCCAAGCTAATTGAATAATTGAAGAATTGGTTACATAAAAAAATAAACAAGCGCTAGGTTTTCCATTTACTTCTACCATTACGCCATCTTTGCCATTATTAGGCAAAAAATCTTTAGGAGGTCCACCTTTATCAAAACCCCATTGATCCCACCATTCTAGAAGCATATCATAATCATCTTCTGTTGTTCTTCGTACACTATATTGATTAGTAGAATTATTCATATATGTATAAATATTATACTACAAAAATATTGGAGATTAAATCATCTAGTAACTTTGAAGAAAAATTTGTCTGATATATATTCTTCAAAAATTCCTTCTTTAACTTTGAATTCTATACGATAATAACGCTCAGGCATCAAACCAGACATATCTAAACTTATAAAATTACTTTTTTCATCACAACTAACTTTTGTATACTCATTGTCATAAGGTATAATTATTTCATCAGTAGCGGCATCTAATATTGAGTATAATGAACTACTAGGCAAATAATTTACAGTTTTTACCGGAAATAAATTAGTGGCGGATTTCTGCGGATATTTATTTCTACCATATATTCTTATTTTTGATATTTCATCATCTTTATATGATTTCTTTAAAGTAGTATGAATTGCATATGAATCTAGATCAATTTGAGACATACTTCCTGTTTCAAAACTAGAATTATCAAACATCATTAATAATTTAGGAACATATATTGTATGACTTTCTCTACTAAAAAATCTAATAGCTCCTGTAACAGATTCGCTAGATTCGTCTTCGTCTGAAAATTTTATTATGAATCCGTGATTTGGTGCAATATATCCATTACTACCAGATATCCATAATTTTACAGCGTCTGAAACATCAATAGTTAAATCTGATGGTCTATTACTAAATGATTCTGTAAAATGTGTACCTCCTTGAGTTGGCGAAGATGGAGATTTCTCATATAACCATGATCCTCCTTGTCCTGGGTCAGATCCAGAACCATTTATATGAAAATTACTTCCTATAGGAAAATTAATATCAGCTGCACTAGAACTCCAAAATACAGTAGATCCAGATGCTGGTCGACTCCATGAGCATCCGTTATCAATTGGAAACTGATAATTTATAAATCCAGTACCGTTAGTCCAATTTTGAGCAACTACATTAACATCAATTGTATAATCAACTGGTAATTCTTGTGCATGAGTTGTATATAATTTTAATATAAATTTGCAATCATTTACTGATTTATTATATCTAGATAATGATTCTGAAATTTCTGTTGTATCAAATTTAATTAATGATCTAGATAAACCAAAAACACCGCCTGTTCCACTATTTGATAATTGTTTTCCAATTTGTAATATTTCATCCAATCCAGTATTTACTTTTGGATCTGATTGATATAAAGTAGCGTCTTGAGATGGGTACATTATTTTAAACATAATATTATATTCTTTTTATTAAAAATTTACTACTCTTCCTTTAATATCTTTATTTGGAAACTTAACTTCAAATATACTAGGATCTAAAGGAGGATATATAACGCCTTGTCTAGAAGCAGCAGTTAAATCATATACATTTCCGGAATAATTATTAGCTGTATCAAATTTATTAATAAATGTTACATCTATTATACTATTTACTCCATTTACCCTGCCTAATATATTCATAATTTCAGACATTACTATAGGTTGATTAATTTGCCATTTATCAATTATAAAATACTCTTGTAATTTATTTATACATTTTAATAATACTTCATTACTATTAAAGTTAGTTCCAACCGTTATTTCAAATTCAACACCAATATTAACTACAAATGCATCTAATATATTTACTGCATCAGTTAACATTCTATAAAAACCTAGATAATTCTTTAAATTTGATTTGATAGCAGGATTTAATTTTGTTAATTTTGAATCTTGATCTAATCCTAAAACATATAAATTCATAGCTAATGGATTTGGAATTCTTGTGTCTTCCATTTGTCCTTGCGATAATTGATCATCCGGAACCATATATGCTTTAGAAACTGATCCAAATTTTGAAGGCATTGAATAACAACGTATAATATAATCATCTCTAGTTACTAATCTATTTTGAGTTGCAAAGTTAGCCATGGCATTATTTTTTATATCTTGTACTGAATCTTGCGATTTTCCTCCACGCGCTGGTTGTTCATTGTTAACAGTTACACTCGATTTAACAAAGTTTAAAAGCGCGCCAGATAGAACTGCATTAGGATCGTCTTCAAATTGAATATTACTTATTTTTGTAATAACACCAGCTGGAACATTATCAGCAGTGCCTCCGCCTGTAGTAAAAGTTACAGTTAGTGTTGTATTCGAAGGAGCTTGTCCATATGCTCTAGTATATAAAAAATTTGATGGATCGATATCTACGTCAATTGGTTTTCTAAATGCAGCTAAGCCATTTCCTACGTTATCTGGATTAGGAATAATTTCTTCGTCATTATTATCAGAAATTCCTGCTCCAAATTGTAATTCTAATGTATTATCACTTCTTAGTCTAGTTATAAAACGTTTAGATGTTTTCTTTAATTTTAATAAACTAGGACTAGAAGATCTATAAGAAGACAACTCCGGGTCATTTTCTAATAAATTTGGAACTTCTTGAAATAATGTATCTTGAGCTAAATAGTCTACTTGATACCATATATCTCCGTCTGACTCTACACATTGTAATATGTCAATCACATTTGTGCCAGGTAAAACTATTTTATCATATTGTTTAGGAGAAGTAAAAATAAAATCAGCTGTTTCAACTTTACCAGATACTACTTTTGCTTTCTTCTTTAATAGAAAATATATTGGCTCTTTAGTTGTTTCATCAGCTTCATATACTGTAACAGTTGTTGGACTTAAAGAAGAACTAAATGAAAAATCAACAGATTCTAAAGTTCTAAATTCTGCAGGACCTCCTTTTTGTTTTAATTGCATTCCAGGTTTTATTGTTAAGGCATAAGTATAATCTGGAACAATTGTTCCATTAGAACTTTTTGCTGGTATTAATTGAAATACATCTACATTACAATATGAAGGAATAGAATTTTTTGCTTTGTATCCTAATGATTTAGCTAAATCATATACATTTTTACGCTCTGAAGCTTGTTCTAATAATGACTCTTTTAAATTATTGTCAGCATAATAACTTAATACATCACCAACATATGCTGCCATTTCCATAAACATCATTCCAGGAGATGATTCATTGAAATCATTAAAATCATTAGGAAAATATTGTTTAGTAAAATCTATTAAATTTCTTCTAAACTGTCCGAAGTCTTTTCCTAAATATGATACATCTTTTTTTACATCCATAATTTTCCTTTAATCATCTTTTATCTAGGTTGGAATAAAGCTAGTATTGCTAGCAAAGTTTTTAACAGCTTCAGTTTTTATTCCTTCATCTCCAGCAAATATTGTTATTTCTTGTTCAGACTCATTTCCAGTAACTGTAAACCCTAATGATATTTTTATCTTATGATTTAAATTTGGATCGTCTTCATTAGTAACTATATCAAATTTAGTAATTGATAAGTATGGCAACCAATAATTAGTTGCTTCTGTAATAGTTTCTACTATAAATTTTTTAATACCTGGATTATTTGGTTCAAAAATTGCCTTAGCTAAATCAGTACCAAAATCAGGCTCCATATAACGGTCTCCTTTAGTAGTTAATATCAAAGACATAAAATTAGTCTTTGCTTGTTCTAAAGTTGTAAATGACTTATTAAATACCCCTTTTCCAGTAAATGGAAATTGTACACCTATAGCTACATTAGGACGTAGGTTTAATCGGTCCTCCGGAGTTAGTTTACCCCATTCGGTTTCCCTCGCCGTTTGAATATCTACTTGTGTAATCTTATATGCCATTATCTATTTTTCTTTTTATCAATTGCTTTCATTAATGCACTATAATCACGATTCATTGCCTTTGCAATTGCTGGATCTTCTACTGCTATTGATTGACCGGTTTCAGGATCACTAATTGTACTAGTACTAGCATTCATCATATTTCTTTGCATTCCAAAATTCTTAGCATTTGCTGATGTCATATGAATATCTTCATTCATTATATCAGCATAATTAGTTTGCTCTCTTAATGCTCCTGTTTCATTTAATATGTCTGAAAATTTATTTTCTTTAAATTTATTATGTATTTTCTTTGGCTTAACAACAGTACTGGGCTTAGTTACTGCAGTTTGTTTTCCTTTTATTTCATTAATTGTACTTTGTAACCCTTCATGTAAAATTTCTGTTAGTTCTTCTTTTATTACATCTCTAACAGTTTCTTTTACTATTTTTTTTAAAACTTGGATAAACTTTTTTTGTTCCATGATTGTTCTTCTTTTCTTATAAATATTAACATTAAAAATTTACAGGTGCCGGCCAACCGGTACTTGTTTTAGGTCCATAAATATTTTTATTTTCTGTATCAATAGCATAATCTCCTGGCTTTCCTAATTCGTTAGCTGGTGGTTCTGTTATATTGTATGACTGTGCTGGAGCTTCTTGCAATGATGTTAGTAAACTTTGTTGTTGTTCTACTAATTCTTCTATAGCATCAACTCTTGCTGTTATATCTGAAATTCCTACATTAATCTCAGAATAAAATTCACTTCCCATGGTATCGTCATCAACTCTACTATCAGCTGACCCCCATGCAACTCCAGATCCTGGATCCATTTCTCCATTCCAAACATATAAATTTCCATCTGGAGATATATATGGACTTCTTGGATATGGTGGAACTCCTGGTTTGGGACTATCTGACTTTCCATTTTTATCAAGTCCATCACCATTAACTAATAGCCACTCGCCGGCTGGTTGAGTTTCTGGAATACTATCAGAATAATCTAAATCGTTTATTGCATCCTGTAAAGCCGAATTAACTGTCATAGCACTAGCTCCAAGTCCATCGCCACCACCAGCATCAGCATTTCCAGTACATTTTGTGTCTAATTGAGTTATAATTGGAGCAAGTCCAAATAACGTAGCTTCTAAAGATGCTTTAATAGACGGAGGAATAACAGCTAGTTGCTTTACCGCTACGCCGGCATTAGCTAATACCATATTTTGTACTACAGCTAACTCTGCTAAAAGTGCCGCTTGACCTACAATTGGCGTTAAAAATACTGTTGCTTTAATAGCTGAAGCAACTCCGATTAATGTTTTAACTAATTTAATAATTTTTTCTAGTATTGGAACAAGCTCTAATAATTTAGCTATTAAGTCTTGTATTTGTTGTATCCTTTTTAATAAATCTTGTACATCTGGATTATCACAACCGCAATCATCCGGTAATTTAGCTGCATCAGAAATAACTTTTTCTATTTCCGATTGTACTTTATTAATAAATTTTAATATTTGATCTACTATCAATGATACTGCTTGATTTGGCAGTCCCGGTATTTTATCTAATGGAAATGATACTGGCATAACTTTCTTTCTATTTATTTGTCAAAATAATGATTTCTACTATTTAATTTTCCTATTTTACTTAATAATCCTATTAACTTTCCTTGCATAATTGGCGATGAAGCTATTCCTGCAGGTCCTATAACTCCAGCATTAATAACAGCAACTAGATCATTTAAAATCATTTTTAAAACATCTCCTTTTACTAAAGGATGTCCAGCATCTTCTTTGCCAATTCGAATTTCTTTTGATCCTAACGTAATACGTTTAGGCGAGTCTAATATAATCACATCTTTTTTTGCTCTTAAAATAATTCTGTCTGCATCTCCAATTAATTGTGACTTATTATAACTTTCAATTGGCGAACTTTTAGAAGGTTCTCTGAATAATTTTAAATCTTGTATTTGTTGTAATGATGTTAAATATAAAGATGAATCATCTCCGTTTCTTTTATGTAAACTTTCAATTATAGGTTTTCCAAGTACTTTATCATTATGGCCGTTTGTCAATATTATAATTGGATCTCCATTTGTAGTTCCAGACCATGTAGGCGATTCTTTATAATAATCTTCTTCCTCTTCCGGAATATTAACAGTACTTCCTAATCTAATACTATTACTATATCTTCCTTGTATAATAGTATCTCCTTCATAAGGTTGCAGATGAGATATAGTAGTTTCTTTAAAGGTTTTTCCTAATGGATTCTTTTTATCTGTATTATTTGTGTTAGAAGTTTTTTCAGCTGCTACGCCTGGTAATTGATTATGATTGATGTTCGATTGTACTCCATATGCTGGAAAGTAATACCATTGTCTTTTTGTTATATCTCCCGTACTATACTCATTAGTTCCTTGAAATAATAAAACATGTTCTCCTATTAAAGGTATATTTTTTTGTCGACTATCTGCAGGTTTACATTGTAATGTTTGTGTTTTTTCTTCATCAAATGTTCTTACTATAATTGTTCCTATAGTATTTGTTTCAGTAGTATAAGTAGGAGTGTATAAATTTTCAATTACTTCTGCCAATAAAAAATTAACTTTCATCTTTATTCTCCAATGATTGTTTTACATTTTTTATTTTTTCTTCTAATTCTTTATCTTCATTATTAATATTTTCAATTTCTTCTGTTAGCTCTTCTTCGAACGTATCGTCTGCTATTTTTAGCAGTTGATTCTTTTCATCTTCACTTAACAATGATGATTCGCCTGTTATAGTTTGAGTTGTGGAAATATATCGTTGAACTATTGCTGTTAATTTAACTAAATGATCATCGTTTTTTACAGCAACGTCTAAATACTCTTTAATTAATGGAACAATAATTGTTGCATCTGATGCGTTTCTAATTAAAGGTTGTAATTGAGATATTAATTGATTTATTTGTCTATCTTTCTTTTTAGAATTATGATAAACATCGGACATTAGGTCAGAAAAGGTCTTTCCTTTAAATAATTCATCTTTTACGTCCATATAGCATCCTTTTAATAATAAATATTAAAAAGGCAAATTCACGTACTCATTACGCTCATATTCTAAAAACTTTTCAGTATATATTTGTTTTAAAACTTTTATAACTTTTGTAATATTATTAGTTTCTAATCCTGTACGTTCTCTGATAAAAACATATAACGCTTTTTTATTAAATTGTTCTATGTTCTCCCTTTCTTGAAAAATATGCAATATTGAATCTGCAACATGTATATCAGATCGATTAGTAAATATAAAATTAATGTTATTATAACAATATTCAACATATGCATCCATAAAATATCTTAATGTCTCTTGCATTTCCGTATTATGCATTTCTGTTACAACATTTCTTTGATCGTCTATATTAACTGGTTCAGCGGTCTTTTTTAATGTAGAATATCCTTTTTGATTCTCTGCTATTAAATAATTAAATGCTGTTCTAGTATAATATGAATAAGCTTTTCCTGCATTAGGATTAAACTTATCTAATCGAATTGTTAAATATGTAACTAAATCAGTTTGTAAATCTTTAAATGATGAATCAATATATTCACATTTCATTTTATTGATTAAATTTTCAGACAATTTCATAAAAGCTGGAAATATAAATCTTCTATAAACTTTTTCTTTTCTAACTTGAAAATCTAATTTCTCTAATCTATTATATGAAGATATAGAACATTCAGTTATTCCTGTCCAATACCTATTTGACTTCTTTTTCTTTCGGCCCATTAAATTCTTTTTCTAAATTATCAATTACTTCTTTTAATATATTAAATGTACTACCAGCTTCATCATCTGATTCAAATGATCCTCTATAATCAATTTTCTTCATTTCATTATATGAATTTTTTATTTGATTATACATATATTCATTCATATCTTCTAATTCAATTATATAATCTTCAGTATCTGCTAATACTCCAGCTATAGTATATGCTCTATATATAAAGTAAGTACATGCTCCAGATAATATTAATATTACAATTATAGATATCATGAGTCTCCAAAGGTTTTAAATATATCTGCTATATCATTTTTTATTTCAGGATTTTGTTCTGCTAAATTTTTAATAGCTGTCTTTTTAGTAGCTTTTGCTTTTTGCGATACTGGCTTTGGAGAATTATTTTTATATGATCTCCATCTTTCATATTCTATTTGTGAAGCCATATGATCTGCATGATGTAATATTAAAGGCAAATTAGTTTTTAATTTAGCTTGTGCTGATCTAGCAATAAAATAAGGCTTATTAGAATCATCATATACACCATCATGTATTTTTATAGCTTGATATTCATTCCAAGATACTTTTATATCATATTTTTGTAATAAATAAATAGATAAGTCTGGTACCATTGTAAAAGGAATATTTTCATTATGTTTATACATTCTTCCCATATTCTTTCTATGCCAATCAGATGTTTCTACTTGATACACTTCTCTTCCTTTTCCTGGAAATCCACATTTGCCTAAATCATGATGCATAGCTGCAAACATCATCTCTTCTCTGTTATACCCAGATGTATCTGATCCCATATCAATCCATGCATCATATAATTTTTCTACGCAATCCATAACACGTAATACATGATCAATATAACCTCCAGCAAATGCATTATGATAATGCGCAACAGAAGAAGCAGGCATCATTATAATACGCTCTTCATAATCATCATATAATTTATTTAATTTATCTGCTCTAGATGGAAATAAAGTATTAACTCTACTTCTATATTCATCCCAATTGGATTTAATTTTTTCTGCTTCTAACATATTTTTATTTATATTATAATGAATTATTTTGAATATTCCAAAAGACCTTCGGATATCTTGAAAGTGCAAGGAGCACATATAACTGATATTGATGTGTCAGCTACTGTTTCTGTATTAGTGCAGTTATTATATCTACACTCTAACGTTTTTGTTGTTTTACTTTTTTTAATTGATTTTTTCATTTAATTTGAATTTATGATTTTACTATTGTCCCGGTTTTTGTAGGCGGTTTCTTTTCTTCTTCGTAATGAATACCATCATTACCATTTTGTCCAATTATATTCATTCGTTTTTCTGCTTCATCCCAATCACTATTAGTAGTAACCTTTTCGCCATATATATTTTCTTTTGTATTTTCATTTAGTATATCAAAAGCTTTATTTGATGCAATTAATAAGACTATTGCTAAAGGGTCAAAAACAAAAATAAAAATTAATATAAACCAATTCACTACTTCATTTGTAGGACGATCTAATAATTCAGAAACATATTTTAATGGTCCTATTTCATTAGCCACAGTTGAATTCGATTCAATATCTAAAACTTGCAAATCTAATGATGTAATAGAATCAGTTAAAGATTCCATTTTAATTGAGACTGCATTTCTTTGGTCTTTCATATCATTAAGTTGAGCAGTTAATACTTTTCTTGTTGATGAAGATGTAGTAGTAATTATTTGATTTGTTTCCTTATCTCGATATTGTATTTTATTATTAGATAATCCCTTAGTTAACTCAGATATTGAATTAGCTAATTGATTCTTTTCAGTTGTATAACTATCTAATTGCTCTTGAAATCTAGTTTTTTTCATTTCAATGACAGTTATCTCTTTATCCATAAAAGATAATTCATTTGCTGTTTCCTGATATGCAGCTGTTAAAAATCCATATATACCTAATGAAGTTATAAACATTAATATTACAACAGCACTAGTTAGATATAATTTTAATAAGAAATTTATTTTTTTCCAAAATCGATGTAAATATGTAGCGGTTATTAATTTAGCTGCTTCTAATGTACCAGCCATAATAGCAACCGCCACAGCTTGTGCTGAAAATAATTTACTAATTCCGAATACACTGTAATATGCAGCACTACCAGCTAACGATAATGCAATCAGTAGTACAGTATATACAAATGTTTTATTCATTACTTATTTTGATTTGTCTATATAATCTTTAACTGATTCTAGTTTTCTTAATGATTCAGCTAAATTCATCATTGCTGATTTTGGATCAATTTTACCGGTTTCGATTCCTCGGCCGACACTTCTAATGATTTCATATGCATCAGTTAAATTGTCATTTATTTGATTTTTAAAATGTAATTCTGACATAACTTATTCCTTTTTTTACTTTTTAAATGCTAATAAAAATTCACGTACTGCAATTCCGAATGCAATACCAGAATAAAATACATTTTTATCTAATAATAGTAAAACTGCAATACCACCAATAGCAGCTGCTTTAAACCATGATGAGTTTACTATGTTTTTAATTTTTTCCATAATTTTCCTTTCTTTATATAAATATTGATAAAGTAAAATACCTATATATTTATTAATATAATAAAAAATATTCAGAAAAACAAGATTATGATTAAGTTGAAAAATTTACTTTCAGAAGTATTAGGTCCAGTACGAGATGACTTTGATAAGTCATATAATTACCAAATAAGAAATGGAGTATGGCATACACAGAAGAAAGGTGGATCAAAATGGTTTTCATTGGCTAATAATAAAAAAGCAATTGATCTTCTTAATAAAACATACCCAACTGATTTTTCTAGAATAGATAATTCAAATTTATTACCATTTAAAAATAACGATGAAGGAAATAAATTTAGAAAATGGGTTAATGATACATATCCAGAATATGCAAAACAAATAGATTTAGATCCGGAGGGATCATATAATAATAGTTATATCAAAAAAGCTTGGAAATCTTATGGTGAAGAATTTATGAATTCTAATAGTAATGTTTCTGCTTTAACGCCTAATTGGTTCCAACAAATTCAAGTTTCACCTGATGAATTTATGGCATCGCCAGGCACTAAAGGTGGATATGCAAAAGATATGGTAACATTTAAAACAGGTTGGGTGGATATTGTAGATTCTACTAAATCAATGAAAATCTGTAATGCACCAGAATTGAAAAATCAATGTGCTTCATTTGTAAATGTAGTAGATGACAGCGTATCTAGTATGGGAGATGCTTGGAGTAACTGGTGGAGAAAAACCGGGAAAGTTCAATCATATAACGCAATGAAATATATGAGTGATAATGATAAAAGGATGTATGAAAAAAGATTTCAAGATTCAATTAATGATCCTACTCCTACTAACAATGGAGGAGGTAATCAAAAAAAGAATATTAAAATGTTAATGCAAGGAATATTATCAAATGCCCCAGGTCCATCTCCGTCTGATTTATCTGTAGGGTCACATGTTGGAATATTTTGGCCAAAAAGTAATTATCATCAACAAGCATTAAAAGTTGCAGGACAAAAAGGCATAAAAGATGGAAAACGAGTAGAATATATGCCATTCAATACTCATATAGGAATAGTAATAGCTATCAAAGACGGAGTTCCAATTATATTACATGAAGTAGATGGAATAGGATATGCAGATCCATATGATAAAATTATAGACCAAGGAAAAGTTGTTTGGGTGAAAAAAGAACAACAAGAAGAAAAGAAAAAAGGATTATTTGATTTATTATTAGAACCATTTCTTTCAAATAACAAAAGTAATAATTTACCAATTAATAAAGCTTAAGATACAACATAAATCATTGTTCCTATTTTACATAAATCAATAATTTGATTATTATATTTAATATCGGTAGTAAAACATCCTAAACTTCTACCTATATATCCATTTCTTTTAAAGAAATTATCTGATGCATATTTAGATGAATGAAATCTTATTCCACGCTGATGAACTTTATCATTAACTCCAGGTTCTAGTCCATGAATTCTCATAGCTCTGCCAATAACAGAATTTATATATTCATCTCCTGTAATAAATGTTCCTATTGAACTCATATTACTTCCAAATTCATTACTAAACTTAGTACAATATTTCCTCCCAGATTTTTTGCCATGCCCGACACGACAATTAATAACTACTATTCCATCTTGAAGAACCCATAATCTTTTTTTGGAAGATGGCATTGAATAATCTACTAATATAACTTGTCCTTTATTAGGTATATATTGCTCTAATTTTTCTGGTATTTTGATATGTTTAACTTCAGGTAGCTTAGGTCTTTCCAGAAACATTCCGTGAAATACTAATGATGACTTTTTATCTCTAATATTAAAATTTAATAGTGTGCAACCTGAAATTATCATAACAAGTAACCCAATAAATATATACTTTAGCTTTTTCATATCATTTTCTTTATAATAAGAAATTCTTTTCACATATCCAAATATTTATATAATATATAATGATTAAACTTAAAAACATATTATTAGAATTAACAGACAAAGAAAAAGAAGCTGCAGAAGCAATTAAAGCCGGCTTAGATGCAATTCGATCAAATCAAAAAAAGATTGACGCAGTAAGTCATCATATATTTCAAGCTAGAGATTCATCATGGGGTGAAAGTTGGGCAAAGAAAAATTTTGGTAATGATAGAACAGGTATTAGATCATTAGCTCTAGCAGTTTATTCATTATATCATTATGATAATGTAGATATAAACATTATAAAAACTATTATTTCAATAATATTGCGTGAAAGTAAAGCATCATCAGCTATGGTTAATATTGGTCCGTCCGGACAAGAATTTTTAGGATGGGTACATAATATGGTTGGTGGAAATCATTCTCAAGGCTACGCTCAAATACAACCAGATCTTGTTAAAAGATATAATTTACCTGAAGACACATTAGAGACGATGTCTGGTGCGGTTAATGGATTATATAAATTAATTACATCACATTATAATAAAGCTGTAAGTAAAGGGTATAAAGGGTCGAAAGTTACAATATGGGATAAAGATTCAAAAAAGTTTAGAGAACAAGAGGCAGTACTTGGAGATGCTGCATTACATATAGCTATTGCAGCACATAATGGAGGTTCTGGAATAATTCAACAATGGTGTAAAACAAATAAACTAGGATTAGCAGCTCCATGTGGCAGTACAAATTATAAAAATGATGGTAGAATATCAACCGGCGAAAAAATAAAAAATTATGTTCCTAGGATGCAATCATCTAGAGGCGATACAGTACAATATATGAACCAAGTATATAATTCTTTTGATAATTTAGAAGGGATTGAAGGAGCATTAACTAAAGGATTATTTCATGTTGCAAAACCGCCTGCAGCTCAATTAAATTTATCTCCTGCACAGATTGATCATATGAATAAAAAAATGAAAATATATACTCCCGGAGTTAGTTCAATGAATACTCCCGGTACAGTTTAAATAAATTTTCTAAGAAAATCTTTTTGTTTATCAATAGCTTTTTCTAGTTCATCATTTCTAGAGTTTGTTGAGCTTTTTGTATTTGCATTTGTGTTGTTTGCATTGCCATTCCCAATATCATTCGTTGGCCTGATGTTAGATCCTGTGTCTGATATTGTATTGCTACTAGATCTAGAAATTGATTTCCTTGTTTTATTGTCATTTCGTTTTTTAACTTTTGAACTTCTGGGAGACTCATTATTTCGTTGATTCTTTGACTTTTCGTAGTCAATGGATCCTGCGTAGTAACTGGAGTACTCTTTAATTTGAAGGCCACAAGGATACGTGTAACCATTTCCTTGAACCATATAGCTAATCTTATCATTATATTCATTTATTTTTGTTATATATCCCCAGCCATGATCACCTAGGAATTCATATTTAACATAATCTCCTACTTTGAATTGTGGCTTTTTGAATTTTTCTTGTATATATTTTGGCAACTTCTGTTTTTTCATTCTTCTACTATTTCAGCATCACTAATTTCTATTAAAAACCACAAATATCCATCTTTACGTAAAACTACATCATGATCTATAATTGATTTCCAATATTCAATATTTTCATTTGGATCTTCTCGAACTAATCGTTTAATATTAAATCGTCTATCTTGATATTCTATTGTTGGTAGAATATACATTGAGTTGGTAGGTCTCATTATAACTTATTTTATAACTATTTGTTTAGGTGCTCTATCTTTAGCATATGGAATTGTTATAGTTAACAATCCTTTATCCATTTTGGCATCTGCTTTAGATAAGTCTAATTCTTTTGAAATTTTCCATGCAAAATCAAAAGCTCTTTTCACTATTCCTTTATGAATATAATCACGTTGCTCTTCAGCCCCTTTTACATATTTTATTCTTAAAGTTTCGCCTTCTGTTAGTATTTCGATATCTTCTTTTTCTTTGCCTACTGCTGCAATATCAAACTGTATACCTTTATCCGTTGTAAATATATCAACTGGATAATTCATTTTATTTGTTATTACCGGTAAGTATGATGATTTTTGATCGATTAAATTTTTCCATACAAGATCAAAGTCATTGAATAGAAATGTTTCTTTAAAGTGTGTCATTTTAAACCTCCTGTGTTTATTGGTTGCTTCTGCTAACCGTTTTTATTATTAATATATATTTTTGAGACCTACCGTATCTCAACTTAAGCATAAATGATTTTCATTGCCAATTATGCTATATATTCTTAAATATCGTCCAACTTTACTTTTCTTAAATTCTTTTTCTGTTTCTTTGTCACGAATTAAAATATATCCGTTTCCAATAATTTTTCTTGTTATATGTCTTACAGCTTTTAAACTATCTGATTCTATTAATATATGATCCGGATCTATTAATACATCAACTCGTTCAAAAGATCCTTCCATATGATGTGAAGATAATTCAATTTCTTCAATTTCTTCTTCTGAGATTTCTTTAAAGAAGTCTTGTAACCCGGAGGTTAAACCTTGATCTATATTTTCTTTTCTCGATTCTAAATCGTAAATTTCAATAAGATATTCAATTTTTTCAGATCCAGATAGATCATTAAAATAACTATATTCTGGAGATCCTACAAATATGTTATCAAAATTAATCATTTATATCTTTTCTACATTAAATAATTCCATAAAATGATTTAAACTTAAATTCTTCTTGGAAGCAGCTTTTTTAGTTGCTTCATATAATCCTGGAGCTTTTATTTTTCCTATAGCTTCTTTACTGCTGTCTGATTTAAAAAAGTATTTATATGTTTCCATGAAATTCATTTATTATAAATATGTTCCAATCTGATATCCTACTTGGATAGTATGCAAAGAATCATTCAATGTTTGTGATAATTTTCCTATTTCATGTTTCTTTAATATAAAAGGTTTATTAAAGATAGTGATTTCAAATTTATCATCTTTATCAGCTCGCTGAAAATATACTGCTTTAGCATTCTCAGACATATGATTAGCTGCAGAAATTAATTGTTTAAATTTAACATCTATAGATTGTCCACATAATAATAATGTTCCTACTTTTGTGTCTAATGGATTATTTCTAAAATGATAATTACTTATCTTTCCAATTTCAAAATCCATTTCAGCCCAGATCTTTCCATATTTTTCTTTAAATTTTTCTGATATTCCCCATGGGTGATTTATACTACTAGTCATATTTTCTAATTCTTCTTGTTATACGTTCTTTATTTTGGTTCTTTTGTTCTTCTGATATAAGTTTCTTCATTGGATGTGTACGGTTTATATGCTGTTCGTGTTTGGCGGTTATACTAGCCTGTTCCCACGCTAATTCTTCCGTATCAGCGTTTTCTAAAAGGAATGTATCATTTAAATTTTCTTCATTCCATTCTATATAATACTGACCTAATGAATCCTGTATACAGATAGAGCCAGGGTATCTTTTCCTGACTCTTTTTTGTAACTTTTCTAATTTTGGTAATTTGGGTCTTGCCATTATGCAATGATTATTGGAAGTTGTTCATTGTCTAACATGGACTTAAATGGTATAGTAGATTCAATATTTCCTGACTCCACTAATTTTGTAGTAAGATCTTTATTGATAAATGCTTGCTTAGATGATCTTGCTGTATTCAAATAGGATAATGCTGTCCTCCTTTCTAATAATACATCATAAAAGGTTTGCTTTTTATGAATAAAAGGTTTCATTATAACTCCTACTGAATGTTTCTCTTCTTTTTTGTTTATCCTTTCGGTAACTATTACTGTTTCTCCCTGATTATACATTATTCAATAATTTTAATGATTTTACTTGCTGATACGGCTTTTACTTCATATTCTAATGTAGTAGATCCAAAATCTTTAACTACCTTTGCTTCTGCTTCTGTAACAGACATTGCTTCGACTAAATACATTTCAGTCACTTTCTTTTGCTTTCCAGTAGAATCGTCTACCAATTGCACTTTTGCGGTGTAATAACCCATAATTGTTTATTTTTTATTTATTTATATTATAATTAATTTTTTTCAATATTCAAAGAATCTAGTCTAAGAGTGAATATCCTTTTAATTGAAATCTTTCTTCTAATCTAAATCCGGTTTGATATACTCTCCAAAGCCCAGGATAAGTCCTAGATTGAATTTCTATCATGGTAAGAACTCCATTAGAATTATCTGATCTTGAAAATGTGAAGTTAGTTGTTATATTATATCTACATCTTAAAGAATCAATAAGTGCTTCAGGTCTATATGATTCGTCTATGTCATATAAATTAAATAATTCATAATAATCTAATTTGGTTGTGTCTGATTGACTATATATACAAGAACATGTAAATATAGATAATATTAATAGTAACTTTCTCATTTTTTCTTTATAATAAGAAATTAATATCAATAATCCAAGAAAATTATCGACAATATGGAGTCATTTCAAATGCAGTTCCGGCTAATGGAGCATAACAACTAAATTCAATATTAGTTTTACCTTGAACTGGTAAAGTACTATCTCCTTCTTTCACTGTTAATTGTGGTAGCCCATTCGATCCAATTACTTTGAATAAAGAAGCTACAGCATCTACTTTTTCCAGCCAATTATAGAGTTTTTTCATTTCTGGTGTTACTTTTTTACTGGTATAAGATGCATTCCATGCTTTCTTTATAACTGCCTCTTCAGCCGGAGTTCCTTTTGGTATATTCTCACTATAAGTGCCAGCAAGATATTGTTTAAATATATAGTTAGGACTTAACTTATCCCATGAGTATTTGCTCCATGCTGTGTAAGCATTAATGCTTCCTCCAAAACTAGATGGACCAATTAAAGCTTTATTTATGTCATAGGATGCGATACCAAGTTTATCAGCTACTTCTTCTAGAACTTTTGCAGTGGTTTCGCTAGCTGGTCTTCCTGTTCCTCCAATTTTATTTAAAGATGTATCCGTTAAAAATTGTGAAAGTTCAGAAAAATTTGTTGCGTCAAACTTTGGCATCTTAAAATATCTTACAGCACATCCTTTATGAAAAGCTCCATTAGGATAAGCCACTGACATTAATCCTAATAATATACCCCAGGCCTTGAAGTGATCAGCACCACCTGCATCATTGCTAGAAAAGTACGCATTAAACTTGCCATCAATACCAAATCTATCTGGTACTGTATATGGATTACATGTTAATCCTGTTAAACCTTGTAGTTGTAAGGTATCTTGCACCATGAAGTTTGGAGCATCTCCTCTAGAATAACTTCTGGTTATTGAATCGGAATTGCATCTTATTCTTTCGCCTGATATAAAAACGGATACTTGTATAAATTGTTCGTCTATTATTGCCCTCATTATTTTTCGATATTCTTCAGTTGGCATTTGACGTATAACATAAGGAGCAACAGCTTTAGGATTTGCATCAGCTGCTTTTTTATACTCTTGATAAGCTTTTTGTGATTTTTCATCCCATGGAGTTTTGCCAATTTTAGTGGTAAAAGCTAATGATTTAACGTTAATTTTATCACCATAAAATTTTGTTAATTCTGTTTCAACATAACTCTGTATTGAGTCACCTCTTTTTCTAGCTAAGGATCCTGGTTCTTTTACGTTAGTTCCAGTTTCTTGGTCTGTATTTGGTATTAGAGACTCTCCGCCTTTAAATTGTATACTTAATTGCGAAACATTGGGGTTAGCTTCTACAATTTTTTTTATTCTTTCAATAACAGCTGTTATTCCTCGAAAAACTGTAGGATTATTTTCTGATACGCTCCAATATCCTGCTTTAAAAGTTAATGTTGCATTAGCTATATTTTGTTTGTCTTTAACGAAAGCATCTTTTTCATCATCACTTTGTTCATTTAATGATTCTTTTATTACATTTTTTAATCTATTCTGCGAATTATAAAAAATAAATGACTTATATACTTGTTTTGGTGTTAATCCAAAATTATGAGCTAAATTATCTAGTATATCAGCAACTAAATGTTGTTTTTCAAGGTCGGTATGAAGCTTTTGACCAAGTATTTGAATGATTCTTTCTAAATATACTATATATCCTTTTGGTAATCGTCGTAATGCTCTAGATTTACCGGTATGTACTCTAGTTCTAGTATGTTTTTTCTGTTCTGACACTAATAATTTTGATAAATCTGCAGATGAAGTAACAGATTCTTGTGGATCTCCGGGAGCAGGTGATGTAATTGTATCTCCAGCTTCTACAGCATCACCTTCTGCATCTACTTTACTATCTTCTCCAGCTCCTGCAGAGCTTAACCCTTCTAATTCGTCTAATGGAAGATTACATTGTAACGTATAATCTTGATTTCTTGCATATCCGCCGTATGGCACAATAGAAATAATACCATCTTTCATTAATTTAGACAATACATCTGGTGTTAAATTATAATCTTTACCACTTCTCATAAGAAATTCACGTATTCCTACTGAATTTTTAGTGTACAATATACCTAATGAAGTTGCTCCTAGCTCTACAAATTTAGCTAGAAACTTTTCTTCTGCCGGCGAAAACACTCCTGCATCAGATTCTTGCTCATTTAGCTTACCTAATAAAGATTCTCGTATAATATTTCTTAAAAATTGCTCTTTCATAATTCTTTTGATTCATTTAAACAAGCTGTTCTATATTGAGAAGCTAATTTTTTTATTTCTCCTATAGCTTTTCTAGCTCTTACACCAGCAGCTTTCA